TTGTTCAAGTACGGCAAGAAGATCCACGACAAGATCGTGCAATCAATGCAGCCTGAGTTTGAAGACGAGAAGCCAATCAATCCTTTCGACTTTTGGAAGGGTGCCGACTTCAAACTGAAGATTCGCAAGGTTGCGGGGTATATCAACTACGATAAGAGTGAGTTTGATAATCCATCAGAACTCTTCAATGGAGATGACACTAAGTTGGAGTCATTGTGGAAGAAGCAGTATTCACTCAGAGAGTTCACCTCCGCTGACACTCATAAGTCGTTTGAAGAACTGCAAAGCCGCTACGATGTAGTGATGGGCCTGTCTGATGGAGGAGTTCCGCGTAAGGCTTCAGCCGAAGATGTAGACTTGGATGAAGAAGAGACTCCTCGCGCTGCCTTCAAGCCGAGTGGTGCAACTAAACCCTCCGCTCCTGCCAAGAAGCCAGCACCTGCACCCAAGAAGGTGGTTGAGTCTGAGGACGAAGATTCTGATGATGCCATGAGTTACTTTGAACGCCTTGCTTCAGATGACAACTAAAGCGTTGTTTTAACCCCAAAAACCTTCATAATTTCTCACAAAGAGCGCGGATAACCCCGCGCTCTTTCTTTTCACAGGTCCCCGAAAACGCTGTCAACTCCGTTGTTTTTGCATAGATATGGTATGAGAATAGCGGGTGTGGATTACAGTTTACGATGTCCTGCTGTCTGTGTCTTTGAAGGCGACAAGAAGTTTTGCATTTCCCAATGCACCATGCACTTCATGTCTGGCACCAAAAAATACGAGAAGACTTTCTCCAATAACATACACGGGACACTCATGCAAGAGCATAGGCATGAGTGTCAACGATACGGTTCCATTTCAGAATGGGCATTGGATATAGTAAAAGACTGCGACTTTGTGTGCATTGAAGACTATGCGTTTGCTGCAAAAGGTAAGGTGTTTCACATTGGTGAGAACACGGGTATCTTCAAGTATCATCTGTGGGAACACAAGATCGAATACAAAACCGTTCCCCCCACACAGGTGAAGAAGTTTGCAACAGGTCGAGGCAATGCCAAGAAAGAGGATGTCTACGCCGCTTTCAAGGCAGAATGCCGCTTGGATTTACAGGGAATTTTTGGTGTGGTTTCGGATCAGATCAAGAGTCCGGTATCCGATTTAGCAGACGCCTATTACATCTGCAAATACGGGCATCACTTGGGTTTCAGATCTTGAGCAGATCCCGCAGTATTGGTGTTCTCTTCAGACAACCACTTCTCTGCCCATAATTTCCACTCTACTAACTCTTGCTCAGTCATGTTTGACTTGTCATTAGACTCGATAAGTTTGGCTGTGTTATCCATATCAATCTCCTTAAACTTTTACACTTGATGAGAAGAAATCCCCTTGCTCGGGGAACGAACCGGTATACCAAACTTTGCCGTCTGGTATTGCTGTGGGTAGAGAGTCGCGTGTGAGTTCTAGTCTCATTCTGTATCCATTGTCTAATCTCAGATGGTGTCTGATTGCGCTGATGATATACTTACCACTCATGTACTTATCTAACCAATTCACAAATGGGTTTTGTTTTTCTTCAAAAGAAGGTACTGTTAGTTTGATTACCTGGCCTACTCTGATCTTGGAGTTTCCAGGCAAACTAAACTGCAATCGTGCCCCCTCAATCTGCTGCATCTGTGCGTTGCGCTTTAGTACCCACTCTTGGTACTTATCGTTGTCGGCGTACTGATTTTCATTCCCATACATCCACTTGTGCTTCGGATAGTACTTGAAGTTACTGAGTGGATGCGGACTCAAGTTGTCATTGTTTGCCGCAACAAGCGGATGCTTTTCGATATGGTCTGCATTAAAGAACTCTTCATTGTATGCGTAGTCAACACATCCCCATTGCTTTCGCACAATGTCGTGAAACAACAGACGAGAGGCATAGAAGCCATTCTCGATGTTCTTCATGGTGTTGTGATACTCCATCATCAAGAACTCTCTAACGGTTCTGTACTCTTTCATTAGATCCCGCGAGGCAGGAACACCGTCCTTGTCTTCTCGTGATTGTGGAAAGTACTCGTACTCTCCAATGGGTTGCTGTTTAGCCAGTTCGGCAAATGACTTCATCTTGAATCCTTCAAGGTCTTCGTAAAAGATGAAGTTGCAATTCTCTTTGTTGTCGGCATCTACTGCTCTTGCAGTTAGCCAATTTATTGCAGACAAAGGACTCCAGTACGGGATGATGAACTTGTGTCTAAACATGGTCTTGCTTACGTCAAGACCCTTCTTGTTGTTTCCTGTGTAGTCTATCTTCAGGTAATCGGTGTAGATGTTCTTGATGATATCATCGACTCGACCCTCGTATGCCTTACTAATCTTTGTCTGCTGACTCTTCACGAACTCCTCGGACACGAAGTGAAGGGTATACCGTAGGGATTTGTCATTAGCCTGTGGTTCGCGCTCACTAATCTTGTACACTCTGAATGTTCGGGTGACTGCAGTTCCTCCGTACAAGTTGTCGAAGAATGGAGTCTTGAAACTGATCTCAAGTTTTTCTCTACCGCATAGACTGAAGTGGTAAATGAGATTCAGAGAATCAATGATGGTCACTTGTCCACTCAGACAATTGGTGTACATGTCCTCGAATATCTCAATGTCATCCCACATCTTTGTGATGTCTTGCTCAACTCCATTTGCATATGAAATGAGTTTAAGGCTCAGTATGTCAAAGTGATTGGTGGTGTTACTCATACTTAGAACTCTTCATTGAGTATTTGCTCAAACCTATTTGCTATTTCTCCCACGATCTCGGGTGCAGGCAATCTAATCTGTCTGCGTTTCTCATTGATCTCGGTTTCGTATTGCAGATTAGTTACTGCTTTGATGGTCTGCGCTTCTTGCTGATTGGTAACATACGCGCCTAGCAATGTCTCTGAGAATGGAAGCGTAGAGAATCTTCCATAGTCATCTAATGTGGAAGTCTCCTGCACCTCTGCACCTTGCTGTATCAGATTGCTGTAAGACGCAAGACCAGCGAGATGGTTTCCCAAGTCATCCTCAAAGTGATGAACTGCTTCGGTGTTTAGTTGGATACGACGAATGATTCCACTAGCAGTTGCTTCATCACTACCTGTTAAGGCAAATCCAACGATATCGTTGTCTTGAAAGGAACCATCTTCATCCACTACTATAGCCTTGTTCATGGTTCTATCCCAACACACAACATATGCACTCTTACTTACATCTAGAGATGATCCGGTTACACCGAATGCATAGTATCCCTCGGTGATCTTGTGATCTCTGCGCTGACGCACAGATGCCAGCGGACTTTGTTTTACAGGATGCATCTCCATAAGAAATGCATTGCCTGGATATTTGTTCTCGCAGTACCGCAAGAACTCATTATACGGCATAGGCCATTCATAGTATGGGTTGTGTATCTCGTTGAACAAAAGGATGACCCAATGCAGTTCAGAGTCACCGTATAGTTTATGAGCAATGGTGTCGGGACGATCTGTGTCCTTTACCGTGTACTCTCCGAACAAAGAACCTTCAACTGCTTTGGAGTTGATACGAACTCTGCGAAGTATATCGACTGCAACCTGATAGTTCTTGTTGCCTTTAACATCGTAGTAAAGATTTGGAAACTTGTTGAAGTAACCCATCAGAAGCCTTTCTCGATATGCTCTCTGTGCAACGGTTCGACTTCTTGGAATCCCATCGAAATTGTTAAGTATACTGGGGCTCCATCTTCAAACGAAACAAATCCATTTTCGTCCCCGTATGTTACATCGAACTTGGTACATACAAGTCTGCGTAGTCTTGGAATGTATCTGTTCTCTCTACCGTTTATAAAGAACTGCAACTCCCACTCAGATGGAACTATAAAACTAGTAGCACCATCCAAAGAAGGATGAGAATGCCATCTGCAGGTTTTGATGATCTGATACACCATGTCGGTTTCCTCTGCACTCTTGGGAACAAAGGTATACTCGAATGTGAAAGAGCGTTCTTTGATTTCTTTGAACGACACCTCTTTGTTTGGATTCTTTGCCTTTCCACTCTTGAGTAGACGACTTTGTTCGCCTCCAGGCGTGAAGAAATCTCCAAGACTAGTCATGGCGCCTTTCAACATACCACTAAAGATTCCTCCCCACCCTCTTCTTTCGGAATCAGACATCTCATACTCGGCGCTCATGCTGATTTCTATTCCGCTTGGGATGTATAGTGCAATGCTTTCTTGTGGTTGTCTGGCAACCTGTCCTGCAAGACGGGTGCTTGATACGAAGGATTCGTTGCTCTGCGACTTCCGTGAGTTGAATCCTGCAAGATCAAACAGAGACCCCGCGGCGTTAACAATAGAGCCGGGGGTTCCACCTAGTCCAGCAGATATGACTCCGAATAGATTTCCACGCTTGCTTGATGCTTTGATCGTGGAATCAAATGTCATTGGCTTATCTGCGTATGCGGTGAGCAGGATAAAGTTCTGCATGACTTCCGTGCCAACCTCCATAGGATATTGCATGGTTGCAATAGTTCCTGCGGGGGTTTCTACCCGTTCAAGTTTTGCAAAAAGGCTGGTATTTAGACCGTCATTCAACAGTCTTCCACGATTGTTGTTTTCTGGCATTGAATCTCCTACTCATACATAGGTATGTATGGCATACAAGGGAAAGTACAAACCAACCAATACTACCAAGTATCGCGGGGACTCCGCAAACATTATCTATCGCAGTTTACTAGAGCGCAGATTCATGGTTTACTGTGACACCAACGCAACGGTTAGGTGGTGGGCGTCTGAGGAACTGTACATCCCTTATGTATCCCCGATAGATGGCAAATGGCATAGATACTTTGTTGATTTTGTGATCGGTATTGATGACGCACACGGAGTAGAACAGACCATCATGGTTGAAATCAAACCATACAGGCAATGTATTGCTCCGAAGGTGCGGATTTTTGAAGGTAAGGTGGATCGTCGTAGACGAGACTACCGAGACTATGTGCGAAGCGTAAAGGATTGGGGTATCAATTCTGCCAAATGGGCAGCAGCAAATCAGTACTGTAAAGAGCGAGGGTGGGTGTTCAAGATCATCACCGACAAGGATCTGAAACCATAATGGCAAAGAAGCAAGACATCTACGAGCAACTGTACACACAGTACACCGATGCGCTAAAGCAGGACAAGAGCATCGAAGCGGCAATGATTTGGTTTTACCGAGAGATCAGGACATTGTACGGAACAACAACCAAGTCGCTTGTTCCGTTTAGAACAGCACTAGAAGGTACGACCAAGATTAGTCCCGAAGACATGGGTTTCGGAAGACTGTATATGTTTGAGTACAGAGCAAGCAAAACGGAAGAGTACTATGATCGGTTTCCCGTGGTGCTTCCGTTCACAATCAAAAGCGATCACATTGTAGCATTCAATTTTCACTATCTGCCCATGAGATATCGACTGCTTTCCATAGCAGAGATGCTGTACAAGACAGATCCTAGATTTCCACCAAACAAAAAGCACCTATCTAAACTAGACTACGACTACATCAATGGAACCACACTAAACTTCATGCGGGTTGCGGTAAGGACATACAAACTCAGACGGATAAGATCTGCGGTGGGAGAAATTCCAACAACAGGATGGATCACCGCATCTTTGCTTCCGGTTGCACAATACCGTGGTACAATCAGGACTCAGAATGCTGTGAATGCAGAGATGCTAAAGAAAATCAAGGATCTGTAAGGAGACACCATGCGTATCGACAAGTTCATGTCCGCCATATCAAAGATCAAACCATTGGACGCTACCCGATGGGGGCTTTTCATAGGTAGACCCGGAGTAGATAACGAACGCTTGAATCTTACCGTTCGCAATGTAATGGTGCCTGGTAGAAAGGTGTCAGGAAATGATCTGCAAACCTACGGGCCTAAGAGAACCATTGCAG